TAAAATTTAACCAATATTCAGCGTGTTCTTTTTTTACTATATCACTACCACAAGTAACAAGTTTTAAATTAGGAAGTAATTTTGGTTGTTTTACTTTTTTTATAATGTCAATCATACGTGGTGTTACATGAGTAATTGTAATTTTATTTTCTTGCATTAATCTAAAAAAAGATAATCCATTAAACGGCTCTATAATTACATGAGCACCTTGGAGTAAACCAGAAATTGTTTGAGCATTAATACCGCCTGTATGTTTGAGAGTACATACTGTTAAAATTATATCATCAGAAGTTATCTTTTGAGAAAGAGTAGCAATTTGAGCGTTGCCATAAATCATACTTGATGGTAAGTCAATAATTTTTTTATGGCCGGTACTACCACTACTTGTTAATTGTATATTTTCACCTCTTAATATTTTGTATATAATGTTTTCGTTATTGCCTTTTTCTACTAAATTAAAAAGTTCTTTATAAGTTAATTTATTTAATGCTAACTTATCAGGTTGTAATTCAACACACAATTTAAATCTATCAAATATCATTAATAAAAAGTTTTTACTTGAATATTTTTTTGCTTATTACTATGTAAACGATACCATATTTTTGAAACTTTAACTTGTTTACCATCTATTTGAACATAAGGGTCATTATGATTATATCTTTTATTTTTTGCGGTAATAACATTTGAAATCATATATTCTGTCTCATCAGTTTCATTTCTTTCTCGGCCTTCTTGTGGATAACCTATGCCGATACCTGTATATATTTCTTCGCTTTCAGGAATTTGTAATTCTTTTTTCCAAATATTTTGATCACAATGGTTTGTATTAAATCCTACTTTATAACCTAGACGTGCTGCTGATTGTGCAATTAGACCTACAGCTATGCCTAAAGAAACGTATTTGTTTTTTGTTCTTCTAGGATCTTCAGGTTTAAATAAAGTTCCATCAGGATATTGCTCTTTAGTTAGAGGTGCAATTTTTTTTAAATCTTTCAAACCAAAAAGAAAATATGCGTTTGCTCCCATTTGTGGTTGTCTTGTAAATGCCTTATAATTTCCTGGTGCAATTTCAAACGTATGCCCCCAGGTATGATCTAATAATAATTTAATTTTTTCTATATTTGTAATTACATATAAATTGTAATATGCTTCATCTTGTTTTGATGGTGAATGAGTGGCTATATAAATCCAATGATCTATATGTTCTTGTGGTATTCTTTTTGTAAGGTCCCAATTACGCTGACATTGTCTAATAGTATCAATTATTTTTTTTTCATTATCTAAACCCATAAACCTATTTATATCTATTATAAATAACATATAAGGAGTGATTATATGGTAACAATAAATGGCGTAGAATATGATGAAACAAAGTTTAGTGATAGATTGAGAAATTACATTATTGCTAGACAAGAAATTATACAAAGTAAAACTCGTCATCTAGTAGAAATTGAAAAGATAGATGTACTTGTTGAATATTATAACAATAAAATTGTAGAAGAATTAGGTTTAGAAAAAAACAAAGATAAAGAAATTAAAAAATAATGGCAGCAGTAGCTAACCTATCAATAGACCAAGGTGCAACTTTTACTTCTGATATTACAGTAAAAGATATCAATGGAAATGTATTTGACTTAACAGGTTATTCAGGCCGTGCTAAAATGGCCAAAGGTTATGCTTCAACAAAAACACGAACAACATTAACAGTTACATTTGCTGCTGATAGAACCACAGGCGTGTTAACAATTTCATTAACTGCCAATCAAACGGCCGCATTAGATCCTGAAAGATATGTTTATGATGTTGAAATTGAGTCAGCCGCAGGCGTGGTTACAAGAGTTATAGAGGGTATTATTACAGTAAGACCTGAAGTTTCTACATAAAATAAGTCTATATTATAAGTTAAAAATAATATAAATATATCAAAAGAGAGATTTAAATGGCTAATATTACTGCTAAAATTAATTCACCTACTTCTTCAGGACCTCAAAGGGTATCAGTTAGCATACCTGCATCTGTAGCCATACAAAATAATAATTTACAATTAAAACTTTTAGGTGATGTAGATGTAACTGAATTAGATGACGGAGCATTACTACAATATAGAGCAAGTGATCAAAAGTTTGTAAGCAGAACAAATATAATTACAACAACTGGTAATTTAACTCTTAATGGTGGAGAATACTAATAAATGGCAACAATAATTAAAATTAAAACATCTAACGCCGTCGGTAAACCCGCTACAGCCAAAATCGGAGAGCTTGCATATTCTTATGGAGTAGGTGCGTATAACACAAATGGTGATAAACTCTTTATTGGTGTTGGCCCAATTGATGGTGTAGGTAACGCTTCAGCACAAGAAGTTATTGGCGGTAAATATTTTACAGATTTAGCAGATCATCAACCTGGTGTTCTTACAACTTCATCTGCAATAATTGTAGATGCAAATAAAGCTATAGACGAATTAGTTATAGGTAATAGTACAACATTAGGCGGTACATTAAAATTAAATGAAGGCACAAATAATGGTTCAAATTTTGTTGCTCTTAAAGCAGGTAACAATTTAGCTGCAACCACTACCTTTACTTTACCTACAGCAGACGGTACATCAGGCCAGTTTTTAAAAACAGATGGTTCAGGAAATTTAGCATTTGAAACAGTATTTTCCAATTTTACAATTGTAGGTGATTCAGGTACAGATACATTTAATACAAACGAAACTTTAGATTTTGAAGGTAATTCACAAGTTGTAACTGCTGTTACAAATAATAAAGTATCATTTTCAATCGCTGCTGCTTCAATTGGTACTACACAACTAACAGACGCTGGTGTTACAAACGCAAAGTTATTAAATTCGGCAACAACATTAGGTAGCACAACACTTACTTTAGGTTCAACACAAACTGATTTATCAGGACTAACTTCTTTAGTTGTAGATGATTTAACAATAAACGGCCAATCAATTACAACAACAAGTGGAAATAAAGATATTGTATTAACACCACACGGCACCGGCACAGTTACCGTTCCAGCAGGATATAAAGATCGAGCAGGTTTCGGCACAACATCTCTTGCAACAAAAGAATATGTTGATTCAGTATCGCAAGGTTTAGATGTAAAAAATTCTGTTGTAGTGGCAACAACTGCAAACTTATCAGCAACTTACGATAATGGTGCTTCAGGTGTAGGCGCAACATTAACATTTGCTTCTGCTGTAAATACAATTGATGGCATTGCATTAACAAACGGCGATAGAATTTTAGTAAAAGATCAATCAACAGCAAGTCAAAATGGTATTTACGTAAGAACATCATCAACTGTTTTAACAAGAGCAGATGACGCTGATACAGCGAGTGAAATTACAGGTGGTGCATTTGTATTCGTAGAACAAGGTACAGCAAACGCTGATAATGGTTATGTGTTTACACACGAAGGCGCACCTACATTAGGTTCAACATCACTTACAGTATCACAATTTTCAGGTGCAGGCCAAATTACAGCAGGTGCTGCTTTAACAAAAACTGGTAATCAAATAGATGTTGCGGTAGATAACAGTTCAATAGAAATTGTAGCAGATCAATTAAATGTAAAAGCATTAGGTATTACAAACTCAATGTTAGCAGGTAGTATTGCAACAAATAAATTAGCTGCACCACATTTTTTTGTAGCAGATGAATCATCAACTGTTGCACAAGTAAATTTAAATCAAACTTTAAAAATAACTGCAGGCGAAGGCATAGACACATCAATTTCTGGTAATATAATTAGTATTATAGGAGAATTAGCGTCAAACGCAAATATAGGTGTAGCGTCTTTTAATTCAGGTAATTTTACAGTTACAAGTGGTGATGTTACGGTAACCACTATTGACGGCGGCACATATTAATGTCTTTTTTAGTTTGGCATATTTTAGCAATACTTACAGTAATGGCCGTTTCTTATATTATTGGTTATAGTGTTGGTCGTAAAGATATAACAAAAAACATTTTAAGGAATAATAATGACAACAGTAATTAAACCTAAAAGATCAGCCGTTCCAGCATCAGTGCCTACGGCAGGTAATTTAGAAATAGGTGAATTGGCTATGAATATACCTGATGGTAAATTTTATACCAAGCAGGCTGATGGCACAATAAAGGAAATGGGCGGTGCGGGAGCAGTGACACTTCAAGCCGTTACAAATTCAGGAGCTGTTACTACAAATAGTATTACACTAAATGGTGCAAATATAATATTTG